TACTTGGTCAATAACTGTATCTTTTAATGATTGTATCTTTTTAACTAATGTAAAGATACTTGCTAATGCTTCTGGATGTGCATTAATTAAATCTGCAATCTTTTGTTGTTTACCTGGACTAACTTTGCTAGTACCTAACCAGTTCATAAAATGTTTAGGACTTAGATTATCTAACTGCTTTAGTTTAGCTGTTTGGTTAACATATGTATAGATAATATTTTTTAAATCACTTAGGCCAGGCAAGCCTTGTAGGAAGCCGTCAATTTGACCGCTGTGTTGTTGAGCAAATTTTTCAACAGCGTCGATTGCTTTAGTATCAACTGTTACTGGTTTACTGTTATAAACTGGGCCTAGTACGATTAGTTGAGAATTACTGTTAAACTGACTAAAGTCACTAATAGGCTTTTGACTAGCATCTGGCATTCCGAACTCTGGAAAGAATGCATGTCCCACAACCATTACTTGTGCGTTAGCAATACGTTTACCTAACGGGCTATCTGCTCGAACGTGATAGCAAGTTTGTGATTTTGGATTAGGACAAAAATTATATACACCCTCTTTATCTACTTGAGGTTGTTGTAAGAACAATCCGTCGGCATATACAAAGCCCACAAAGTCACGTGGTGTTGCTTTATCAAATAACGGATATAGACTAGCGAACTCGTTAGCAAATTTATCACGTGCGGCTTTTTCTTCTGGAGTCTTTGGACTTCCTGATTTATTAGCGATGAAATCTTTTACAGCTTCTGGACTATCAGTGACAGCACCTTTACTCCATCCGTTGTGTCCTGCAAGTATTAAAGGACCGTTAGCTTCCGCACGACCCCAATAGATTTGAGGATTGCCGTCCCACTTCATGCGAATACTTTGACTACCTTCTGGTTTAGCAAAGTCTTTTAAATGTTCTAATGCTTCAATGGTACCAGCAGTACCGTGAAAGAAAACTAAATCTTCTAGGTGGTTGAATGCACGACCTAACTGTTTAGGTGCTTCAGCTTCTTTGAACAGTTGTCGTAATCTCATATTAACAGTTCCATTTTCTTAATGCTAGTGCTTTGCGTGTAGGCTCGCCGTTAGGCTTTTTCATAGGACCATCAACACCTGACATTCTAGCACAGAATGACTTACGGCGTTTAGCATCTTTACTACCTGGCTTTAGTTTACTAGGCTTAGTAGTAACTGCTGTTTGTAGTTTGCTGCCTGGATTTTCTCGACGATAACTAGCAACCCCTTTGGCATTCAAACCACCGGACTTGCTCTTGCCTTCTTTACGTCTCCAAGCGGCAGATTCTTTTAGTTCAATATCATCAGTTAGTAATTCAGAAATTTTCATAATAGTCCACTCAACTGTTTAATTCTAAGAAGCTCAACACTTTCAGTTTTAATTGGAACTTCTTTCCAATTAGCATCTTCCTTAGCTTTAGCAAGAAGTGCATCAGCTTCTGGCTTAGGCAATGCGGCAAGGATAGACTCAACTGAGCCTAAGTCTTTGCCGTCATGTCCTGGACCAAATAATGTTTGGGCAATAGTATCTAAGTCATCACTGACAAAGTCTGCCTTCTTACCATTTTCATCACGGGCAAATAACCCCTGCCATGCAGACCACATATAACCTTTGCTCTTAGCAAGAATGGCCAACATCAATTGTTTGTTAACACCTTTATAAGGACTGTTGTCCGGGATTGAATGAGTATGAAATTTGGCAACACGATCTGCATTAGCTGAAACCATAATATCAACTTGATGGTATTCACTACCTACTGGAACATTAACGTGAACGTTAATACCGCTTTGTGCTGTTTCTAGACCTTTGCTAGAAATATAATCGTTTAGTGCTTTACGAGCAGATTTAGCGTCTTTGACTTTAAAGTAATCTAATACAGTTTTCTCGTCGACAATAACATCCATGTCGCCGCTGATTTTTCCAGGCTTGGGAGTTGCCGCACTACCTACGGGAATAGCAGTAATTCCAGTTCCGCTTAATGCCTTGTTTACTGTTTTAAGGATTGACGGAACATCCTTATGATCAAAAGGAGCCGCATTGGCAAATACATTTCCACCTTCTAGAAGTATCATCGATTGTCTCCATCATAATCGCCTTGTTCGATATGATCGCGCTCTTTACCGAAAATTTCTCTAGCTAGTTCGTCACGATCTACATCAGTGAAAACGCTCTTATCGTTTTGTGGGATATTAAATTTCTTGCAATATACCTTTGCCGCACGATCAACACATCCGCGAAACACATCATCTCTACAAGGATGTCCTTGTTTAATGTGATCTCGCACTTTACTAATCATAGGGTAAAATACACGACGGTAAAACCCTGGATCGTTGTGCATGAAAAACTTTAGATCGTCTTTAAGATCTACGTCTTCTAGATTTAATGGGGAATTAACAAATTCTTTTATCAGCATAGCATATCTACTCGTTTATAGAGTATTTATGCTATATTGAAGTAAGGTTAAATTTCCGCAGTAGTGACTAATTCTTCTATTTTAGTTATGCTATCGCTTAAAAAGATGTGGCAAAGACTAAGAGTTTTTTCATCTGCTACATAAAAGTGCCCGCCGTATGTATATTTCCGGCTAGCAACCTTAATTTTAGGTAGCTTTTTAGCCCATTCAACAAAGTTATCAGCTTCGCTCCATAAGGGTTTAACTGTAACTTTGTACTTGTGTGTATACTCTTTTCGAATAATAGCTTTAGGCTTAGATAGAAGAAACTTTTTTATTTCGTCATTCTCGGGTTCAGCAGTTTCCTCAATATCGATTCCAATAATATTTTCAATCGATTGAATAAACGCTGGATCGTTTGAATACAGGCCTAGTGTATTACACTCAACTCTAAGCCCATAATCGTCAAACGTTTCAAGTACACCTAGTATTTGCTTTGCTATCTGAATTTCAGCCAACGTAGCATATTTTTTATTGTAATACCCGCCTGCGTTAACGGTCATAGTACCGTTTCTTTTTATTTTATCTTCTAGCACCGCTATCTGTAGCTTGGTCAATATAGGGTTTTTACCTCTAAACTGACTAGCTACAGGTGTGCGGATTGCTATCTTATAAACATATTTCTTAAAAAACAGTTTATTAGTTTTCTTGGAATATGACATTTGATTGTGTGTTTAATTTAATTCCGCCATCGTCAATGGCAATTTCTACTTTGCCACCATTGCGTAACTGACCAAACAACATTTCACGTGACAATGGACGTTTAACATCTTTGTCAATAACACGTTGCAATGGTCTAGCACCCATCTTAGGATCAAAGCCTTTTTCTACCAAATAGTCAATGGCATCATCTGTAATTGTAACAATAATACCCTTGTCGGTAATTTGATTCTTCAACTCAACTAGGAACTTACCAACAATCTTGATCATTGTTTCTTTGCTTAGTTTGCTGAATGTAATTACACCGTCTAAACGATTACGGAATTCAGGAGCAAAGAACTTCTTCAACTCTTTGTCTTCGTAGTCGTTTTCTTGCTTACCGAAACCAATAACGTTTCGATCAGCTTCTGCGGCACCTAAGTTAGTAGTCATAATAAGAACTACGTTGCGGCAGTCTGCTTCTTTGCCATTAGAACCAGTGACTTTACCATTGTCCATCATTTGTAGAAGGATGGTAGAAACATCTGGATGCGATTTTTCAATTTCGTCTAACAACAGAACGCAATGCGGTTGTTCTTGTAGCTTAGTAATCAGCAAGCCAGCATTTTCTTCAAAGCCAACATACCCTGGAGGGCTACCGATCAACTTAGATACAGAGTGCTTCTCTTGATACTCACTCATATCAAAGCGGATCATAGGAATACCAAGTTGCTTAGACAACTGTTTAGCGGCTTCTGTTTTACCAACACCAGTTGGTCCCATAAACACAAAACTACCAATTGGTTTGTTCTCTGCTTTTAGACCAGCTTGTGCAACAAGGATCTTATCAACAACTTCTGTGATAGCTTCGTCCTGTCCGTAAACTTCGCCTTTGAGATTCTTTTCAAGGTTAACAAGATTGTCGCTTTCTTTTTCCTTGACAGTATCAAGCGGCAAGTTAGCAATCTTAGCTAATTCAAATTGAATCTCGGCTACATCAACAACTCGTGTATCTGTAGTTTTGATGTTGAAGCGTGAACAAGCAACATCGATCAAGTCAATGGCCTTGTCCGGTAATTTTTTATCAGTTACATACTTTACTGACAGCTTAACGGCTGTTTCAATCGCAGTATCTGTAATTGTAGCATTGTGATGTTTCTCGTAGTACTTCTTAATACCTTTGAGAATTTCTACGGCCATTTCTGGAGTAGGCTCGTCGATAGTAATGCGTTGGAATCGACGCATTAGCGCACGATCCTTTTCAAAGTACTTGCGATATTCTTCCCAAGTAGTACTAGCAACAACTTTGATGTTACCTTTGCTTAGTGCAGGCTTCATCATGTTAGCAAGATCGTTACTGCTGTTACTACCACCAGCACCCGCACCGCTAATCATGTGTGCTTCGTCAATAAACAATACAGTCTTGCCCTTAGTACCCAATGCTTTAAGAACAAGTTTAAAACGTTCTTCAAAGTCACCGCGATACTTACTTCCAGCAAGCATACTACTAATGTCTAAGTTGTAGACGGTATATTCTTTAAGGAACGGAGGTACATTGCCGTTGATAATGTTAAAAGCAAGACCTTCTGCAATAGCAGTCTTACCGACACCTGGGTCACCGACCATCAATACGTTGTTCTTAGTACGACGACCTAAGCCGAGAGCAATTTGTTCCAACTCTTCAGTACGACCAATGACTGGATCAATTTTAGACTTCTTAACTTGGTCATTGAGGTTAGTTGTAAATGCCTTTAAAGCCTTTTCGCTTTGTGCATCTGCAACAGTTTCTTCTTCCTCTTCGTTAAGCTCATTATTAACAAAGTCTGCAAACTTATCACGTTCAATGCCACCCTTGTTGATGTAGAATACTGAGTAACTACGCTTTTCGCTAAGGATGCTCAAGAACACATCGACAAGTTCGATGCTTTGACGTCCGCTGAACAGAACTTGTGTAAACGCACGATTAAGTACACGCTCAACAGTTTGTGTTTTCTTAGGCTTAAAACCCTTTGGAGGATTTTCGACTTTGATCTCGTCTAGCTTGTTTTTAAGATAGTGTTCGAGATTGGTTTTGATGTAGGTAGTATCTGCACCAAAGTTAGTCAGCAACTCAAAAAACTTTTCTTCACATAACATAGCAAACACTAGGTGCTCTAGCGTTACATACTCGTGGCTGAGTTTCTTGCAGTCTTCTACTGCCTTGTCAAATACTACTTGTAGCTGATCGCTCGGTTCTACCATTTCAAATCCTTAAAGGTTAATATTATCTACTATTATACACAGAAATTTTGCTGTGTCAACCGTACTTGGCTTTTAAATTCCGTAATGCGTTAAAATCGTCAATGTCGACAATCTTTGGAACAAACACATCTACTTTAACATAGAGGTTTCCTCTTTGGCTAGCATTAGCCGCAACTGGCAAACCATATCCATGACAGCTCATAGTTTTTCCAGGAGTAAACCCAGCTGGAACTGTAACTTCTAGAGTTGAATCTTCTACTGTTCGGACTGTTATAGATCCTCCTAACATTAAATCAAATACTGATATTGTTTTGGAGATATAAAGGTCTGCACCGTGTCGTTCAAACTCTTTATCAGGGATTTCTTCAATTACTGCTATTAAATCGCCCTTTGGCAACTGGGGATAGGTATCATCACCCATTTGACTAAATCTAATTGTGTCACCTTGTGATACACCCTTCGGTATTTTTATTTGAAGAGCTTGCTCTCTACCGCTGGGCAAACGAATAGAACCGACAACGTCTTTACCATGCAGTATATCTTTTAATGTCATCTGAACGGAAATGTTGATTGACTTGTTACGCATCTGTCGTTGTTGGAATCCGCCAAACGGATTATGTCCAAACATGGCTCCGAATATATCGTTTACATTTCCCGAATTAAAGTTGAAATCGCCTCGACCAAATTGTGGTCTTGGATTATCGTATTCGGAACGTTTGTTATCGTCACCTAGTGTGTCGTATGCTTCTTGAATTTTCTTAAATTGGGTATCATCACCACCGGTACGATCTGGGTGATGTTTCATTGCTAGTTTTCTATAGGCTTTCTTAATGTCCTCTGAGCTAGCACCTCTTTGGACGCCCAATATATTGTAATAGTCCATAATTGTGTGTTAGTGGTGAAAAAAGGTATAGCTTATTATACTATACCTTCTTACTTATGTCAAGCAGGATTTTACTTCTTGCCGTCTGGCACTTTCTCCCCTTCTACTTTCTTGTGTACCTTGATTTTCTTACACTCTTGTACAGGCTTGCCATCTTTGCCGTTTACTACTTTACCGGCTTTGTCTTTCTTGTCTGTGCAAACTTCTTTCATTTCCCCGCCAGCAAATGCTGTACTTGCTACGCATAGTGCTAATAATGCTAATAATTTTTTCATTTTATTTTCCTTGTGTTTTTGGAGCAAACTTTTCGCTTGCTGTAAATCCCAATCCAGCAATAGCTATGTACATCATAGCATCGAATAGATGAGGATCTGCTTTATATTCAGTGAATAAGTCTACCATGAATGCAACGCCGCACATGACAAATGCTAGTAGCGTTACGACTCGCTTGCTACTAACACTACCATTTTCGCCGTCTGACAACAAACTAGACATCCAACTCATAAACGTTCCTTAAATCTCTGGTTGTGGAAAATCTGGAACAATAGCCTTTCCACTAGCAGTCATGGCTGGAGCCGCTGGCGCTCCAAATCCGCTATTACTGCCAAAGCCTCCCGTTGCTGGCGCTGTAGGTGCGCCTCCAAAGCTGCCTGTGCTAGAGCCTGATGATGGAGCACCGAAGCCCCCTGGTGCGGCACTGAATCCTGCGCTAGGTGCGCTAGGTGCTGTAAACCCGCTTGGTGATGAGTTGAATCCGCCATTTGATGGTCCTCCTGATGGTGCTGGTGTTGGTGACGGTGGTCTTGCCCATCCTGCGTTGGCTGCTGTTAAGGCTTGTTTTTGTGCATCCTTGTCTCCGCCAGCTAACATAATACCGCTTAGTGTACCAGTTAAGAATGTAGCAATAGGAACAATAAGTTCAAAAAACTTTTGGTCAATTGGACTAATTGCATTAAGTGGCTGTGTTACAAAGATAAGTGAATATAACACAACAAATACGATACCAAACAATGTCAATGATAGACAAATGCCGATAAAGAATTTTAGACGAGCCATTAATTGCTCTTCTGTATATAGTACTGGTTGATTATTATTTTCCACAGTTTGCTCCTTGTACTTGAGGCGCTGCCACACACGCTTGGGTAGCTGGCGCAAATGATTGAGTAGGTGTTTTAGTTGGTTCATCTTTTGGTGGTCCTAATCTCGGGTCACGTTGACCTTTAAAAATATGCTCGGGGCAAGTTCTTGTAACATCACATACTGGTGGTTTACAAAAGTCTTTATCCCAGTTTTTCGGATCTTGACATGGGTAGCGGAATCTGTCTCCGCTAAAGTATGCCAAGCATAGTGGTAATAGTAATAACAGCAGTAGCCATTTCACCATCTTTTTATCTTCCATCGCTCACTCCTTTATCTACTACTTTATTTAAGTGTTTTCCAAAGTTTTTGCTGACCGTTATACCAAATAATCCAGTCATTTACTTTGTCTTTACACTGATAATATTCTTTATAATTATCTGCAACCGTATCTAAAACTACGCTAAGTTTGTCGTTCGACGCTTCAACTGTTTTAAGATCTGGACAAGTTTCCATTAGTTCCTTAGGAACATCCGGCCACTTAGGAACTACTGGAGCAGTTGCTAGACAGCCTGTTAATAAAACTGCGGGGATTAGCAATAATAGTCTTTTCATTTTGCTTTCTCCGGATTAATCGCAGCCTTATTGTGTAGTTCGTTTACCTTTGGATCAAGTACACATTTACCGTCGATAATTTTTTCAACTTCTTTAATTTCTGTTTTAACTGTGTTGTAGTACTCAACTCGAACCTTTTGCTTTTTCTTACGTTCTTCTTCTAACTTCTGATTAAGCACCCGACTTTGTTCTTCAACAATAGCAACTTTAGCTTCAGCTTCTTTTACCTTCTCACGCCAAGACATTTCTACACCGTAGCCGCCCTTGAAGTAAATGCCGCCTACTAATAGTGCGGCACTGAGAATTTGTAAAATAAGATAGTAAGGTGCAATTACTGGAAACCAACGTAGTAATCTGTTAATTGCAAAAAATGTGATAAATGAGCTTACAGCACCCACTAGTAATACGGTGTTTATAACATACAACAAAAAACTATCAGGTACGAAACTCAGCATCCACATTTTAGTGTGCTCCAAGAACGTGTAGTGCGTGGTTGTAATGCTTGATACGATCTTCTAAACCAATAGTACCACCGTTGATGCGCTTGGTTAGTGTCAGGATGTCGCCCTTGTCAGCCCACTGGTTTAAGTTATTAGCTTCCCAGAACCAAGCGGCACTTTGCACACAACCTTCAAAAGTTGTTAAGTGTTCGCTAGCTTCTTCTACACTAATTTCTAAACTTTGTGCATATCGAGTATAGTTGTCCTTACCAGTCAACTGAATAAGTCCACGACCGCAATAACGGAATCCGTCACCGCTAGCTTCATCGCCGTTGCCCATACGATTGCCATATACACGATTAGCAATGGCTTCTTGCTTGTTAGGCAAACTAGCATAGTGGTTTGCTATAGCATCATCTGGAAAATACTTTGGGAAAATCTTACGTAGAGTAGCTGCCTTGTAGTTTAGATTTTCTTTAATAGCACGGAACCCACCGCTCTCGTGAGCGCATTGTGCTAGGAAGGCAGCAACACGTTGAGGTGTATTAATATCATAGTCCGGTAAAATTTCGCATAGTGCGCGATACCAGTGATCCATATATGGGTTGCCGGGAATAACCTGTGCTAGGTGTTCTTTTGTAAATTGAAATGTAAAGCTCATTGTAATCTCTCCAATAATACTGCTGTTCCTTTATCTTCGAACATCAGTTTGTTTCCGAACTTGGTAATATTAAAGTCCCCGAAGTACTTAGTTAAAAATATGATTTCTGCCCATTCGTTGACATTAATCTTTTCTTTAACGCTTTCTAAAACAGAGTCCTTCTTACCTGCGCTGATAATCTTAAACTTTAACGGATCTGCATAAATTTTCTTAACAGTCAATAAGTCGCTATCAACTGAAACATTTTCTAACATACTCTTACCGAAGAAGTGATCAAAACTTTCCATCTTATGTTCTTTAATTGCATCTTCATAAGTTGTTGGATCGTTAGGAATAATTTCTTCTAATGTTTCTTTAATAGCATCTTTACTATCAAAACTCTTGTAGTAACGGAACTTGAATCCTTCGATTCCAGTTAGTTTACCTACGCCATATAGCATATTGCTAATATTTTCAGCAACGTGTTTGTCACGTTGTAATTCTACGAACACTTTGTATTTGCCGTTGGCTAATTCGCCTGGCGTTACATCTGCGTCTAAAACAAACTGATAACCCTTTTCGATAAAGTTAACTAGATCTTCTGCAGGGTCTTTGCTTTCGACGGTAAAGCTAACAACTACTACATCCTTGTCATCACCCATTTTTGAACGATAGCTATCGATTTCAAAAATATGATTTACTAGATTACGTAGGTCGCCCGCTTGTAAACTATCTTCATTGAGTTGCATTTACTGTTCCTTGTGTTGCTGCCGCATCAACTGGTGCTGTTGCGCCTGGCTCTTGCTGTTGCTGTACAGCTTCACCTGCTGGTGGTGCCTGTAATTCTGGGATATCTTCGTTTTTGCCTAAATCGTCCATTAGTTGATTGTGGTACCCACGGAATATATCTAACATCAACTTCTTTGGCATAGTAACCTCAACAACCCATATTGGGTGCTCGTCAAGTTTGCCTTTTTTAGTTCCAGGACGGATGTCGTCTGGGTTTTTAATTTTACGAGGTTTAATTAATACGTCTTTTCTGTACTTAACAGCACAGCCGTATTCTGTTAAACGCTTACCTGCTTCTGGATTGGGCATCTTATCTTTAGGCCACATGAAACTACAAGTAACCCAATGACGCTCAATCTTAGGACCTTGTATCAATTCTCCATCGCGCCAGTTTTCAAATACGTACAGATCTAGTTCGTCGAAAACACGCTCGTAATCCTTTAGGATAGCCAAGCTACTATTGCTTTCGTAGATTGTACTAATGTTATTAATGATGTCTAAAATGTCAGCCATGTTGAAGTGATCCTTTGTCAATGTATTTATCTTGACAGTTTTGATATAGTATCAGTTCTATTTTTCTGTAACTCTGTAAATATGTGTGTAGGACCTCTCAATTGTCCTACAAAGAGTGTGACAATGACGTCCTACAGCCTCAAAAAGGAGAGCAGTTAATGACGACAAAAAGAGCCAAAAAGCGTTTTAACGACGGATTTAACGATCCACGTGCAAACGTGATTGAGTTTCAACCATTTCAACACACACTTCCTCAAAGTCTTCCACAGAAAAAACGTAGCGTAAATGTAGTTCCACGCAACCGAAATCAAGAAGAATATCTACTACAATTATTAGATCCAACGAAGAACATAGTTTTCGCACTGGGTCCCGCTGGCACAGGAAAAACATTGATTGCGTGTCAGGTCGGTATCAAACTCTTCAAAGAAGGGTTGGTAGATAAAATCGTGGTAACACGCCCAGCAGTTTCTGTCGACGAAGATCATGGATTTCTCCCCGGTACCCTTGAGCAAAAAATGGCTCCCTGGACTAGACCTATCTTTGATGTTCTAGCCGAGTACTATTACGCTCGCGATATCGAGAATATGATCCGAGAAGGTGTCATTGAAATAAGCCCGTTAGCATATATGAGAGGTCGAACATTTAAGAACGCATACATTATTGCAGACGAAATGCAAAATGCTACGCCGAATCAAATGAAGATGTTGCTAACGAGACTGGGTGAAGGTTCTAAAATGGTCGTAACGGGAGATTTACGTCAAGCTGATCGTCTAGAAGACAACGGCCTGATTGATTTCTGCGAGCGATTACATGGTAAGCAATTAGATTTATTAAGCGTCTGTCAGTTTGGTATGAAGGATATCGAACGCCATGAAGCTGTTAAGGAGGTGTTGTCATTATACGGTGATTAACTAATTCATAAAAAAGGGCCTCACGGCCCTTTTACTTGTTCTACAGTTATCCCTGATGCTTTGAGGAATAGAACTCCGGCGTCATCGCGATAATGATGGCCGTAATAAACACGAGCCACACCGGATTGATAGATAAGTTTAGCACATTCAATGCAGGGACTGTGAGTGACAAATAGATCAGCACCTAACCCACTGTTGCTAGACTTTGCCAACTTTGCAATAGCATTTGATTCAGCATGTAATACCTCTGGTTTTGTTTTTAAGACAACTTCGGGTTCGTCGTCTCCATTCTCTTCATAGATCTCAAGTTCGCAGTTGTTATCCCAACCAGCAGGCATACCATTATAGCCGTAACTAATAACTGTATCGTCTTTAACAATTACAGCACCGACTTGCAGTCTTCGAGCATGACTTAGTTGAGCACAGCGATGTGCCCAATCCATATACAAGTCTACAAACTTTTGTTTCAATTTCTACCCCAAGTAATTTTATTCCACACTCTTTCATGTATAAAATATAGAATAGTATTTGCAGTTAGTTGTATCACTGCTATTGTTCCTGCAATAGTAAAGCTACCTGATACTAGATAGCTAATTAAAAATGTAGCACCGGAACCAGTAATTCTCCAGCTAACAGTTTTAGCTAGACTTCTCACAGCCGAGTCGTTCATCTTCGTATTTAGAGACCCAATTCTTTACGAATCTTCGTAGCACTAATAGAATGCGTTGCATCGTCAAATGTTTCCTGTTCAATTTTGTAACCTACATCTCTGCCATAGGTAATGTTTACAATATTAGGAACAACTTGTATTTCGTACTGTCCTTGATAAATCGGATCTAAGTCGCGCTTGATAAATGATTTGACTTTTTCAATTTCAAACGGATTGCTACCTTGCCATCCTTGGCAATCACGAATCTGAATAACTACTTGTCCAGTTTTAGCAATAGCACGTTCAAACAACTTTCGATGTCCGTCATGCCATGGTTGCCAACGCCCTAACATTTGTACTGTTTCTTTTTGCCAGTCGAATGTGGGACGTCTGCGATTGTCTAAGATATGTGCGGCAATAAATTCACCCCACCATTCTGCACGTTGTTCAGTAATACGGAAATCGTATTGTTCTGGAGGGATGAATGCTTTATTAGTATCTTCATATCTACCTTCGCGAATAGTATCTACCCAAATAGTCCAATCTGCTTTAAAGTTATTACGCATTTCAACTAAAGGTGCAACAAAGTCACAGATAACATAATCCATATCGGTCATAGCATCTGCTAGCTCACGCATACGATGGCTTTGACGAATCCGTCCTTCTGTGCTAAAGTCCCAGTCATTATACTTTTTACGAACATCGTCGGCATTAAGCCAACCTACACGCTTCTTATCGGCTTGTAAATGTTCTAGAATGTGCTGTGCTAGATAAGTTTTGCCAGCACCCGGTAGACCCATAATTAAAATTCGTTTTGTCATGTTATTCCTCTAATAGTTTTAGTTTGTCCGGAATATCTTTCCAATCATCTGCATCGGACAGCGGAGCCTTTTGTTTTGTAATAACTGGCCACTTTTTACTTAGCCGTGTGTTAAGGTCTACCCAAAATTTTACATCCACAGTTACATCTGAATCTGCAACAATAGCACCTGCAGGACACTCACTTACACATACACCACAGTCGATACACTCGGCCGGATCAATAGCCAAAAAATTAGGACCTTCGTGAAAACAATCAACTGGGCAAACTGATACGCAGTCGGTGTACTTGCACTTAATACAATTTTCTGTGACTAGGTATGTCATGATTTCAATCTGCCCAATCGGATAAGTGTTGCCGCCATGTTAATTTCTGCATCTGCAACAGACGCATGATCTACTAGACCCTGTTTGATAATTAGGATAGCACTATCTTGTGTTGCCTCATCATCACCGAAAACTGCTACGTTGTCGTAAAGCCAGCGATAAATTTCTTCCATTTCTTCTGGACGAGCTTGTGAGCACAACAGTTTACGTGCTTCGCCTACTCGACCCTTCTTAAACAGATCGACCATTTCAACACGATAGTCTGCGCTACCATCAACGACTTCGGGGATCATGAGTTTTCCAGTCATACTGTTCATTTGAACGTTGTTAATACATTTACGAAGATCGGGGTATGTACCTTGTACATACGTATCTAAAGTCTCTAAGTCAAACTCTACGTTTTCTTCAACTAAGATAGTTGCTACACGAGCAGTAAACTCTGTTAGGTCGGTTTTTTCAATGTGAATTTCTTGACAACGACTTTTTACCGGAGTAATAATTTTGTGTGGATAGTTACAAGTAAAAATAAAGCGAACACTATTTGAATAGTCTTCCATTAAATTACGAAGTGCGGGCTGTACAGATTCTTTGTTCATGTAATCTGCTTCGTCAATAAGTACAACCTTGAAGTCACCAAATGGCATAGTTTGACAAAAACCAATTAGCTTGTCAACCCATTCAATCTTACGACCTTCTTTAGATCCGTTAGCGACTAAAATATCAGTGTCTTGCACACCGATTTCATTTAATAGGATCTTAGCAATAGTTGTTTTACCAGTGCCTGCATTGCCGCTTAGTAGAATATGCGGAATGGATCCACTCTCAATCCATTTAGAAATTTGTTGTCTTAATGTGTCGTCTTTAAAAACATAGCCATCTATTGTCTTGGGACGATATTTTTCTACCCATAATTTATTCATTCTGATTTTCCACCTGTACATGACCCGTCACTAAACCATAGGTCGTTTGCTTGTTTACGATATAGAGTAAGATCTTCTTCCTCTAGTTGCTTTTTTCTTTCTTCAAATTGTTTGTCTGATAGCGTATGACTACCATCACAGAACGGCATATTTAAACTCTTTCCACAAGTACAATTTGCCATTATACTAGTTCCTCGACAATGCCTAGCACTTCTGCTAGAATAAAACAAACACCGGCCATTAGAAAGTTACCTGTCATTAACCAGCAACCTGCTCCGATGCGAATAAAACTTTTTGCAAGGCTAACATAAAAATGTCCCTTGCTAGTATCTTTAGGTTGAACTTCCACGCTTAAACCATCCTTTAATTGATTGAAACAGATTATAAAATCTTAATGAGTGTGTATTGATCATTGGAGGGCGATGCGGACAACGACCTTGTTGCCAATCACACAAAATTTGTATTTCTTTATTACAGACATTACATTTCATTTTTCTTCCTTTCGGCGTCGACTACTCGTTGCCTTAGTTCAGTTGTTGAAAAACTGTGCTTACGCTCATTGAAATAATATTCCATTTCAATGTCGTGCCCTGTAAACTCTTTGTCTTTGTATTCCTCACCTAGTATTCTAACATCAATAGGATAGGAAAGCAAGATGTCACGGAGTTCTTTTTCTGTAGCGTATACTACGATTTCGTCCACATACTTACACGCATCGAGTTGGATGAATCGTTCAAACACGCTTTGAACTGGCTTATTCTTTGTCGGGCGATCAATAGTCGGATCTGTTTGTAATCCAACTATAAGATGATCGCATTGTTCTTTAGCATCACGAAGCATCATAATATGTCCTGCGTGAAACAGATCGAATGTTGAGCAAGTAAATCCAATTTTCATTCGAAGTCTATCTCCAGTTCTTCAATTACGGGAATATCTTCTAACCCGTAGGTTACATCGTACTTCTTACCATTTAAATGATATTCGTCAGTCCAAGTTCTCTGATTGTTACTGGAACTAACTGGCGATAGTAAAGAAATCAATAACCAAATATTTTCGCGTTCCTTACCTTCTAATCTCCGCCTCGGTGCGCCCATCACTTTACGTATAAAGTCTTTTGCTTCTTGCTCTGTTTTAAATGGATATGCCATACATACATTATACAGGCAAAAAAAGGGCCTGTCAAGGCCCTTTGGTGTAGTTGTTAATTAGATACGATCCATCTCATACACCTCTTGGAATCCAGCTTTATACACAGCAAACATCGTAGCTTCGTGGAAGTTTGGAAAAATTTTGCTTACTAGAGTTCCACCTGTCAAATAGTATTTCACTTTATACATCAATCTCTTACAAACGGTTTTAAGTCTGGAGGTACCCAGCCTACTGGCTTTAATACTTTACCATCTTCTCGCTTGCGTACCTTTCCTGTTTCTTTATCGATTTTTGCAAGATTAGTTCCGATAACTTCACGCCATCCGCCTTCACCATCAAAGCCGGCACTATGGATAGCGCCAATGGTAACAACAATAAAATCTAGTAAAGCATCTAATTGCTCAACTCGATCACCATTATCTAAAGCAACTTGTAATTCTTTCCATTCTTCTTCCATAAGGTCCAAATACAATTTGTACTGTGCCTCATTGAGCGTTCCGACCGACTGGTCAGAAGCTCGCATAAACTTTTCTTGGTCTCTAAAAGGATTTGTCATCGTAAAAACTCATCTGGGCTAATAGTAGGAGGTGCTTCACCTCCGGTTAATTCACCAATAATAACATCATTGGGTTTTTCTTCGTTCCACATAATTATACATTCGTTGTCTACTAAACGTATAGTAGTCTGTCGTCCATCGTCGTATTCGTATTTGATACCTCTGGACCAACGACCGTGCTCGATTAAAATCCAATCACCTATATTAAAATCTTCGTTGTGATCTGGACCAACAGCCCATACTTGACCCCAACGTGGGTGAATTCCTCGATCCTTACCGTCATCTGATGTTAGAACGATTCCAGAAGCAAGTACTTGCTCCCCAAAATCCATATTATTAACAAAGATCTTTTTACCTAATGGTTTTAGGTTACCTTTGACAGTACTCACATTTATTCCTTTTCAATTTGCTGAGCGGCAGCTTCTGCTTCAGCTCTTGCGTAAAAGTCCTTGAGAATTTCTTCGCGACTGCGAACAATCTTACCACCTGGTCCTAATTCGTCACCACGGGCATTAACACGAACGTTTCCAACAGCTGGTGTTAGTTCGTTCTTTTGGCGTAGTAGATCCATGTCTACTATGCGACCGTTTGAAGTACGGTATACTTTTTTTGGTTGCGGTTTTTGTGCCATTTTAATAGCCTCCTATTATAGTATTACTTATCTCAAAAATTCTTGCCAGTCTAAATTATATTT